TAGTAGGAGTAGGTGGTAAATCTAAATTATTTGTAGGTTCAAAAAATATAGTACCTAAACCATTCCAACCACCAAAGTCATAAAATAAAGGATGTGTATTACTTATTATAATATCTACAACCCTACCAGTTATTAATTGAGAATTTAAAACATTTAAATTGTCAAAAATTTCTTTTGTTGGGTCTTGAGAATTAAGGTTACTATTTAACCCACTAAATCCTAGATTATTTGCCATCTTTTTTATCTTCGAAATTAGTATTTAATTTATCTAATTCTTCCATTAATTGTTGTTTTTCATCTTCCGTTATACCCATAGTATCTTCACTAGAACTATTATTAAGCGCACGCTGCACAATGGTAGCCATTTTAATTAATTGTTCATCGTTACGTACGCCAATATCCATATATTCTTTTATAAGTGGTACAATTAAAGTTGCATCACCTATATCAGATATTAAGGGTTTTAATTCAGAAATTAAACCCGATATCTGTTTAGATTTTTTATTTTGGTTATTGTATATCTCTTCAAGTATATCTGAGAATGATTTGTTCTTAAATATTAAGCTGTCTAATCCCATAATGTTATTTTATTATAAATATGGATATAGAAGAGGATTAGAATCTAGCGTAACCATTTTCTAAATAGAATATATATTGTGATTTAAATATTTCATGAAGTTTATCAGCTATTTTAGTTATTTTAGGGGTTTTTACATCTACCATCTCTCTTATGTAAATATAAAGTGCCTTTTTATTAAATACCTCTATAGTTTCTCTTTTTCTAAACAATTCAAGTATAGCATCTGCTATCTGTGCATCATTTTTCTTTGGAAAAAGTTCTAATATATTTTCACTGGTATAATCAACAAATAAATCAACGTATTTATCTAAATCACTTTTAACTTTTTCATCTCCCTGAGAATAAGTATAAGTTGAATTTTCTCCTGTTAATACATCTACATCAACTTTTTTAATCTTTTTAGTGTAATTTTTAGTGTTGTACAAAATTAACCACCTTTTAACTATAGTGCCAAAATAAGAATATGCTTTTGCCCCTCTAGTAGGATCAAACAGATGCATTTTAGTTAAAAGAAAAGTAATAATCTCATGTTGGAGGTGCTCTAAATTTTCTACCTCCGTATGGTAGAATTTAAAAGTGTGAATTATATTTTGGGTAAGTTTAAAGAAGGGATAATGTATATGGGTTTCATATATTTTACTTCTTATTTCAGAATCACCTTCTTTATTATATTTTACAATATAGTCTTCTGTTTCTTGAGTAAAATAGTTTTTACTCTTAGGTCTTCTTTTTTTTGGTATAGCCATTTAGTTGATTCGGAATCTTTCTATTCCTTCTTGTAAGTTCTTAATTTGTGTAAAAAACCAACCAATTTCATCATCACTTTCAAATGTACCTTTGGCATCGATCTCTTTTAAACGATCACCTGTAAATTTAATTTGCTTATTGAATTCTGTTAAATACTCATTATACTGGGTTACAATGTCTTCTGCTCTCTCATTCTTACGGAGGAGGTTAAAAGTCGTATATCCTAAGATAACGACTAATAAACTTAATATTATTATTATTGCTTCTATCATTATAAATTGTCTAGCATACTCTTTAACCCTGGACTTGATATTGAGCTAAGTGCCTTGGTTTGAGTATTAGGTTTTTTATTTGACGCCAATGTATAATTTTTCTTTGGCGCTGCCACGTTATTCTTAGAAAACTTTGGTAACCATTCAATCTCGAATTCAATACGTGCCGCCATCATATCAGCTTGGTGCAAAATAAATGGAAGTGATGTGCGGGGTTTTTGTTCTGGCATGAATGCTTTTAAATATTTCTCATTTGCTGAGTCATATAAACCATCATGTGTCTGGATTGCAACCATTTCGTTAAAAGTATATTTAATATCATATTGCTGAAGTAAAAATAACCCACGATCTGGGACGGCTGCGAATGGTAATGCTTTATTAAACATATAATCTTCACCTAATTTATCACGTCTCCAATTATCTGTCTGGGGTATATATGCTTCTTCAGTATCAGAACCCATTTTACCTAGGTCATGATTAATCGCCGAAAATACCAATTCTTCCTGGGTAAATGTCGTCATATCACAACCAAACCCTTCCCATACAGCGGACATGGATAATGCTGCCTTTACTACTCTATTAACGTGATCTACATACCCACCTGGGAATGCTGAATGGTATTCTTTTTTATGAGCTGCTGGCATTAATATAATACGGTCCTCATATTTACTATAAAAATCAAGTAAACGTTGTTTACGATCTCCAGTAATATATGTTTCAATGTTAGTGTTAAATTCGATCCAATTTGATTGGATTTTCTCTGCGGATAATTTCATAACTTTTATTTTTTTAATTTAATTTATCTACTAATAGCGGATTTTATATTTTCAATAATTTCTCTACTTTCATTAATGGTTTTTTTATAAACCTCTAATGGTTCTTGTCTACTAACGATAAATTCTAAATGTGAAAATTTGGATTCCAATTTTTCTAATAATCCAACTACATAATCTTGATTTTGCATACTTTATTTGTTATTTGTTATATGGGTAACGTTACCCCTTTTTTGCCTTTATTTCCAACCCCTTCTTATTCCCTATTTCTTTAAAACCTGTAATACAAATGTACGAGGAGTTTTTTTAATATCCTAATTATTTTTAAATTTCTTTAACTAGTTCTTTTATTTTATGCATATGTGCACACTTTTCGTATTCCTCATAATTTTCAAAGAAATTAATTGCACCATCTAATGTTTTATAAAATACTTTTGGATCAAAATTTATAATGGCATTAATATGATCACTATTATCTATATCAATATTTTTAATATAACTCCAAGACCTATGATATATAGTAAATTCAGATGCCTCTTTAGTTGATTCCACGTTATAATCAGGTTGTTCTTTTTTAAGAAATTTTTCTAATTTTTTATGAAATACCTCATGGTTTTGAATTAATTTAACAAACATACCTATCTTAGCATAAGGACCGTTCATGAAATTTTTAATTTCCTCCTTAGTTTTATCATCAGTAATTTCTTTACCTTCTACAAATAGTTGGAATATTTTATCTTTATCTATCATATAATCATAAATATATTATATACTTAAATCAGCAATTTCTTGCTCAATATCTTTTTGGATATTTTTTAAAATATTAAATTCATTAACAACATCTTTTTTCTTTGGATTATCAGGGTGATAACACCATAATTCATCCATTACTGTAGTAGTGGCTATTAAATCATTAACTAATTCGGTTTTTAAATAATTGATTTCTGATTGTTCCATGTTCTTTTAATTTAATTTATAATATATTGATTCATCTTTCATGTTTATGGTTTGCCAATCTAAACCGGCTCCCATTAATTTATCAAAGGCATCAAATTGTTTACTAGTTGCTAACCAATCTATTGTTTTTTTCATTACTATTATCTTTCCCATTACTTAAATTTATTACCTATTAATATAATATTTTCTTTTGCTTCTTCCAAACTTACTTGAAAAAATTCTTTATGACTATTAACACGTTGTGCCTTTAATTTATGATGTACTTCTCTTTCAACCATTTCACCATTAAAACATTGGTAAGCCCATTCTACTTTGTAAGGTAAAGCAACACCTGTGGCGGAAGATATTTGTTTGGCTCGTTCCTCAGGTAACTTCTTAGTATACCCTATCTTTAACAACCCAGGTTGTGTTGGGTTTGATAATATATAAACCCATTGATCTCCTACGCCCTTATCCGCATATAACCCATATTTTTTATCGGTATAATACGTTATATCTTCCCACCCATCCCCTTTTTCGCTAGGTGTTATGGTAAAATATTTAGCGTGTTCTACATCCGTATTACCATAATTTTCTTTTAGGGGGATAAACTTCTTTGCTTTGGATACTGTTAATCTAGTTAAACTCATTCGAATATTATTTTAAATTCTTTTTCAACTTCTATATCTCTAGGAAATATTGTTTTAACAAACACTGTAGTTGTGTCCCCT